CCCATGCCGAGCAGGGCAGAGGGGCAAGGTGGGGCTATAACTAAACCGGAAAGTCGCCCGGAATTTTCAAAAACAGAGAGGTCCACAAAAAGACAGCAGACGGGTGCCAGATCTGACACTCTTTCAGACGGTCCCGCGCAATACAGAATATACCAGCCTTACGCAGAAGGAGGAGAAACGGCGTACACAAACAAAAGTCTTACCCGTGAAAGCGGTGACAGGTCAAAACCAGACAGGGCGGGGAACGGGGGAATGATGAATGTTCGAAATGATCCGGTCAATGTAATAGGAGCAATGTCCCAGCTCCGTTCAGAAACAGTGCCCTTCCCGCCAGGTCCTATTAATGGAACCACAGGCGGACGAGTTCAGCAATACGTGGACTCTCGATTTTATAAATTGAACGAACGCAAGTCTCATGCCAACCCTTATTCTACACCTCATTCACTCGATGTAGCAATCCAGGAACTTGAAAACAATCCCGTGGCGTTACCACCGCTCGCTATTGTTTAATAAAAAAATATAACACCAATGATAAATGAGCGGAGGTGTTGTGAAACTCGTTGCAACAGGTGAACAAGACACGTGGCTAACGGGAAAACCCGAGATTTCTTTTTTTAGGTCAGCGTATCGCAAGTACACTCATTATGCAAATTCAGTAGAACGTCAAATAATCCAGGGTTCCCCTTCAGCTGGAGGAATTTCGACGATTCGATTCGAGAAAAAGGGAGACCTTCTCAGTTACGTTTACTTTACAGCAGTCGATACAAACGGTTCTGTAATTGCAAACCTTGACTGGACACAGGTTTTTGATAAATTCGAACTCTTAATTGGGGGTCAAATAATAGATACCCACGATATCGAGTACATGACGGACATAGAGCCTGTAACAGGGGCTTACTCTTATTCACAGCGTGCTCTCAATTCAGTTTCTACTGTCGTAAATAACCAGAAGGCTTCTTTCCTCCCCTTAAAGTTCTTCTTCTGTAAAGATTGGTCAGTCTGCATTCCCCTCATTGCACTTCAGTATCATGACGTTGAAATTCGCATAACGTGGTCAACATATCTGAACAACTCTATAAACGTTAACACCGGTACTTCAACCGTGTCCCCAGTTCTGAGCCCATCTATAGTTCCAAATTCTTATGGTAACGTTTCGGCTGTGACCACGTTTTCCTCGAACTTGGCAAACGTTTCTTTTTCACAGACGACCGGGCCAATTTTCCCAGGAATGATACTTGCCAACCAAACGTCATCAAACGTGTACTCTAACCTGGCAGTCGTCCAGTCCTACTCCAACGCGTTCGTGCCATATACCGGTGAAGGATTCCTTTCGAACGTGATTGTGTCATTTTCAAACACTGCTGCCGCTAACATAGGGAGTGCTACGTTTACGGGCCCACTCGCTGGTATAGCACCTGTTGCATCTGCTCAAATCATAGGAACAATGCCAACGATAGTTAATGCCACGAGTGCATCGTTCACAATAGGGGGTGTCTCGAGTATCTCGGGGTCTTCTATTGTAGCCGGTCAGTACGTGATTGGTCTCCCCGTGCCCGGTCCGGTGAGTGTAACGTCTTGGAATTCTCCAACCCTTACCGTAAGCTGGCCTACCGCTGCAAGCACTGTCACCGTTATGAACACTACGATTTCTTTCGTAAACAACTTGGGAACTGTATCGTACGCCAACCCGTCGTACTCGTCTCTCCAGTTGCAGTGCTGGACAAACTTTGTGTACCTTGATCAAGCCGAGCGCGACTGGTTTGCAAAATCCACACACGACCTGCTCGTTACCCAAGTTCAGCGCGCCGTCATAGCTAACACTCCCACCCAGGAGTTTGCATTTGCCCAGCCAGTTAAATTCATAGCATTCCCATCTCAAAATTACATGCAGTTGTACTCGAACGGTACAAACTCTCTGAATTCTTCTAATTTCCAATTCAAAACTCAAATTAATGGCGTGGACGTGGGCGAGTCCCGGGGCCTTCCCCATTGGGTCGACCTGCCTCAATACTACAACACCCCATTCGGCTACATGCACAATAGTACTACCTCAAACGTCGCTATAATTTCTTACTGTCTAGATACATCGAAACTTCAGCCAACAGGGACTCTAAACTTTTCCAGGCTCGATACGTTCCGTATAGTGACCCCTCCTGTTCTCCCTAACGGAGTTCTAGGCCTCTGCCCAACCATAAAATACCCGATGACTTACATGTACGCAGTCAACTACAACGTCTTGCGCATTCAGAACGGGACTGGAGGAATTTTATACGCGAGCTAATTTAGGATGCATTGGATATTCTGGGCAATTCTTGCATGTTTTATATTTTTGTCAACGTACGAACCAAGACGAGGAAAACTTCAGAATTTTTTTGCTCCCGAAATTACAGTAAATGTCAACACGGGAAAGACACAAAGCAATGGCGATCCCAGTGAGTACAATTAATGGAGTTAGACATTTCTTGGTCGTGAAAGACAAAAGGTACAAGGAATGGACTTTCATAACAGGAGGGTGTCGCAGACGAGAGATTCAAGATCCGATTCAATGTGCAATCAGGGAACTTGAAGAAGAGACACGCGGAACTATAAATTTAAAGAAAGGGTACTACTCTTGTTTTAAATTTGTTACTGACATTCCTGAACAGAGGGACATTGACGACGGCGTAGCGTCTCTCAGTACATATAATGTTTATATTTTCGATCTTCCCATTACAGAAATTGAACATTCGGCAATTGTCCAGCAATTTAAAAATGAAAAAATGAAAATGGAAATGAGCAAGGTTCCTTACCGAAGGAATTACGACGAAAACGACGAGTGTTCTTTCGAGACCCTAGAAACGATTTCAAAATGCCCGAGCATGTGGCAGATGATTAGGACGAATGTACTGGACAATCCAGATTTTTATGCAGCCCTAATTAATGAAAAAACATATTTTAATACACAGGAACGCCTGCGGGATAATTTATAAAATTAAGATGTATAAATTTATAAATGACTCGTTCTAAACTTGATCTCGCAAATACTCTAGTGAGTCTTCGAAAGGATGGTTCCGACCCAGAAAAACTCGCAAAAGAAATGACACTTAGACGCCTCTGCTTCGAAATTGAAAAAATNGAGTCAGAAATTTCACAAAAACCTAAAAAGGAAAAGAAACCTTTTTGGTCATTCACGGCAAACGATTCAGATGAAGAATAAATAGAGAAATAAACCATCTATAATGTAATGGTTTATAAATGGAGAGTCCCAAGTGGACAGGCTACACATTTGCTCATGGACGGGGGAATCCTGAATGTTCCTCGCGAAGAAACAGACGACTTTTTCGAAAATTACGTCTCTACAATTAATCTACGAACTAAACTTTACGTAGTCGAGCAAAAAACACAACGTTTCAGATTTTTTATTGATTTTGACTATAAAGATGCTGAAAAGTTGAAAGACGATGACGTTCTAAAATTTTGTTCTATAATTAACGAATGTATAGGAAGGCCTTCGCGGTGTCTCATTGCCCGTACAAAACCTAGGCCCGTGAAAGAAGGAATAAAGACTGGAGTGCACATTCACTGGCCAGACATTATAGTGGACAGAACGGAAGCTCTGAAACTGAGAACTACAGTTATAATCGCACTCGGTGAAGGACCGTGGGAGAACATAATCGACTCTTCGGTATATGCCGGATCTGGTCTCAGAATGCTCTGGTCCCACAAAAAACCGTCTGGAGATCCGTACATACCGTGGAGAAGCCTCGACGGTCAAGAGTTTTCAAAAGAACCAAGCCCGCAAATACTCAAACTCTTTTCGATCAGAGTAGAAGACTCTGAAGTTTTAAAAAAATCTGAACCAATTCACATTAATGGAATTGAAGGATTCATAAATAAATACATGTACGGTCAGAAGAATTCAAGGGTCAAGAAGATACAGAGGCACGACCAGAATGTCTGGTACATACAGACCGATTCAAAGTTTTGTGAAAATATAAAACGTGACCACAAGTCGAATCATGTCTGGTTTTCTATAATGTCAGGGCGTATCTGCCAGCGATGCTTCGATGATCAATGCTCAAAGTTTACGGGTCAGGAGCATAATCTTCCTCCTACTATAGTAGAACAATTGAAAAATGTCGATATTATGGATAATACTATTTCTGATTTTTTTATGGATGTTCTTCCCGATAGGCCCGAAGAAAACGTTTCAGAAGTACGAGAAGGTGGTTCACCCGTATTCGGGTCTGGACCCGGTAAGTTGGAGTCGTTTTCTGAAAAACATTAACGGGTTTGAAAATTTTACAGATTTAGAAAAGTCTGTAAAATTTCTGTACAATGCAATTGAAAATATAAGAGACATTGGTCTTGCCTCAACAGACGAAAATGTTCAAGAAAAACTTAATAAAATTGCAAACGATCTAGGAATTGAAGGAGAATTGAAAATAAATCAAGTTTCAATTAAAAATGGAATTAGATTCTTTCCAAGGTACTTAAACGAAACGTTTGATGATTATCCAGAAGATGGATACTTCACTCCAAGCACAGTCAAATCTCACGGTCAATAGAACTCGATACGGAAGAATTTCAAAACCCCCTGAAAGGTACGTGCCCGTAGAAAAGGTCGAAGACGACTACGGAATGGGAGACTACGACAGTTCAGACTCGTCTAATGTAGATTCTGACGTTGAATACGAATCAGAAGAATACGATGAAGACGACGATGCCGATGCCGATGAAGATGGGAATTTAAAAGATTTTGTAGTTCCAGATAAAAGCGAGAGCGATAATGAAAGTACAAATGGAGGAACAACCGCCGGAGGAGATTCAACCGACTGAACAGAATAACATTCTTAAAAATGTAAATCCAATCACAATCCTTTTAATTGGAATTGTGATTGGCGTGGTATTCGTTAGTATGAGACCAATTGTAATTCAAAGAGGGTAAACGCGGACTTTAGTCG